TAGACCACGTAATTCGGACTAGTACTGCATCTAACCAGCAAGATATTAATATCAGCCGTATTTCAGAGTCTACGTACTCAACCCTGCCTAATAAGAACGCTAGTGGTCGCCCGATACAAGTTTGGGTTAATAGACAGACTGGGGTACCTAGGTCTACTGCAAATACTACGTTGTCAGCAGCAATAACAGCAACCGCCACAACAATCAACGTAACATCTGCCGCCAGTCTCCCCTCAGTTGGGTTTATCAATATTGATTCAGAGACTATAACGTACCAGAACATCGTTGGAAACCAGTTACAGTATTGCTTCCGGGCACAGAACGGGACTACAGCAGCGGCACATAACAACGCTGCATCGGTAACAAGTATCAACTTACCAAATATAAACGTCTGGCCTACGGGGGATGGCGGTGGTCCTTACACATTTGTGTACTGGAGACTACGTAGGATGCAAGATGCGGGTGATGGTAATACAACCCAAGATATTCCGTTCAGACTACTACCGGCACTTGTTGCGGGGCTTGCAGTCCAGTTAGCTATGAAGTTGCCTAATGGCATGGAAAGGCTTCAGATGCTTAAAGCAATGTACGATGAGCAATGGATGTTAGCCTGTGATGAAGATCGTGAAAAGGCTCCGATAAGGTTCGTGCCTCGGCAATCGTTTAATTACTAGGCGGGTACATGCCTTCTAAGTATTCATCGGGCAAAAATAGTATATCCGAGTGTGATCGGTGCGGGTTTAGGTACAAGTTAAAAGAATTAAGACGGCTAGTAATTAAGACTAAGAACGTAAATATTCTAGTCTGTGGTAACTGTTGGGAACCAGATCAGCCGCAGTTGTCTCTAGGTCTGTATCCTGTATCTGACCCTCAAGCGGTGCGTAATCCAAGACCAGACTTAAGCTTCTATGCAGCAGGTAGTACTGGATTACAGATAGAAGAGCTTACTAGCCCTACCCCAGCAGAGCTTGCTGATCCTATGGCTAGTGGGGTACAGAGTATGGGTAGTCGTATAACCCAGTGGGGGTGGAACCCAGTGGGGTTAAATAATGTGCTAAACTTACCGAATGTTAACAATGATCTAATATCAGTTGGCGCGGTTGGAACAGTAACTATAACAGTAACCTAAAGGAGCATATCATGGCTAAAGGTGGAAAGACTAACGAGCAAATGAAACAACTAGGTCGCGGCCTAGCTAAAGTAGCTAACCAAAAGAAATCAGTGCGTAAAGTACCTGTATGCGCCCCTAAACGCGGTATCTAAGGAGTATAGAATGAGTGAATTTAACTTTTTCCCCGGGGATACAGCTAATCCTTGCGAGAAGTATACCCAGCCAAAGCCATATAGCGTAGACCTCAAGAACAGCAGCTACCCTAATAACGTGGCTAACACTCAGACTGAGAAGACCCGTGGTACTGGCGCAGCTACTAAAGGTAAGAACCACGCTAGGTTAAAAGTCGGTAAGTAATGAATTACGCTGAGCTTACTTTAGCAATCAAGGGATACTGTGAAAACACGTTCCCAGAGACGATCTCGACGTTTACAACGGCAACTCAGATTGCTACGTTTGTCAGTAATGCTGAAGAACGGATATACAACTCTATTCAGTTTCCATCGCTTAGAAAGAATGTAACTGGGGTATTAACGACTAGTAATAAATACTTATCCGCCCCCTCAGATTTTCTAGCGGTTTACTCAATGGCGGTGATAGACGCAGACGGGGTATATTACTTCCTGCTAAACAAGGACGTTAACTTTATTAGAGAGGCGTTCCCTAACCCAGCTAATACGGGTCAGCCTACGCATTACGCTTTGTTTGGGCCTACGACAACAAATACAAACCCAGCCGTTATAACAAATGAGTTGAGCTTTATTCTTGGACCAACTCCTAATTCAGCGTATGCCGTAGAGATGCACTACTACTACTATCCAGAGTCTATAGTCACAGCGGGCACTACTTGGCTTGGGGATAACTTTGATCCAGTACTGTTGTATGGGTCGTTGCTCGAAGCTGTTGCCTATATGAAAGAAGAACCCGAAGTATTGGCTACGTACCAGAAAAGATACGACGAAGCATTAGCAATGGCTAAACGTCTGGGTGATGGCATGGAAAGACAAGATGCCTACCGATCTGGACAAGTGCGAATAGCCGTAACATAACAGAGGTCCTAAGTGGCACTAACCCAAACATTATGTACGGTGTTTAAAACTAACCTGTTAAGTGGGTTAGAGGACTTTAATACCGGTACGATTTACACATATAAAATTGCCTTGTACACTGCGGCTGCGGCATTAAACGCAGATACACTTGCTTATACAGTGGATGGGGAAATTACTGGGACTGGGTACACGGCAGGAGGTGAGGTTCTAACTCCAACGGTTCCAGCTAGTAATAGTGGTACGGCGTATGTAACATTTGCTGATGTGACTTGGAATCCAGCCGAGTTTACTACAGCAGGGGCATTAATATACAACAGCACAACAGGGGCTGCAGTTGCCGTGTTAAATTTTGGTTCGGATAAGACCGCGACCTTAACATTTGAAGTACAGTTTCCAACTGCAACAGCGACAACCGCAATTATTAGGTTTTCCTAAAGGAGTTTCAAATGATTTCAAACAAAGCTAAATCTGTAGACAAAGTAGGCGCGTGTGCTTTGCTAGGCGGGGCAACAACTTCCACTGCCGGTGGCGCTGGTGTATTCACGATCCAATGTTTTGGACAAGATGGCAAGCTGAAATGGGAAGAAAAGAACCCAAATCTGGTTGTTAACGAAGGTCTTGAAGATATGAACGACAAGTACTTCTCTGGCGTAGCATACAGTGCAGCTTGGTATTTGGGTCTGATTACTGGTCCCGGCTCAGGTACAACTATTGCTGCAGCAGATACCTTGGCTTCACATGCTGGATGGACTGAGTACTCAGACTACACGGGGAACCGCCAAGCTGTAACTTTTGGTGGCGCAACTCTTGCCGATCCTTCAGTTATTGATAACTCAGGCGCACCCAATGCGTTTATTATTACTGCCCCCGGTGGCACTGTTGCCGGTGCATTCCTTACTGATGTAGCTACTGGCACAGGAGGTATTTTGTTCTCAGCTTCTGACTTCCAGTCCCCCGGTGATCGCGCTGTAGTTGCTGGCGATACTTTGAATGTTACTTACACATTCAGCCTTGACGCTGCATAAGGAGATATAAAAATGGCAACGAAATTTACTAAAGGTCAGGTTGTTAAAGTTCAATCAGCCGTTCCTCAGGGTCCGGTACAAGGTCTTCGTATGACAGAAGATGGAGATTTCTTCTACCATATCGAGTGGACTGATGCTGACGGCGTTTCACAAAACCGCTGGTTTCCAGAAGCTGCTTTAACCGAAGCGTAATGTGTTTGGAATCTCATCATTTGCTGCTGCACCATTTGCATCACTAGCAGGAGCTTTTCTAAGCGCTGAAGTTAGCGAGTCAGCTTCTGCTTCTGATGCTATTGCAGCGGCACTAAACTTTTCATCAGCTATAGCTGAGTCTGTAACAGCTTCGGATCAAGTCTCTTCAAGTCAGTACCATACCTCTGCCATACAAGAATCAGCTTCTGTATCAGACTCAGTCTCTACTGCCCCAATCTTTGTTGGTGTGATACAAGAAAGCGCCACTGCGTCAGATGAAATATCAGCCCTCCGTATTCTGCCCGGATCAATACAAGAGTCTGCTTCTGTATCTGAACAAGTATCCGCAATAGAGGTGTTTGCAACCAATATACAAGAGTCTGCTACCGCAGAAGATCAAGTAGCATCTATTTATAACATCAATAGCTCCATACAAGAGTCAACAACTGCGTCTGATATTGCAGCGGCATTAGTTTACCTCAATGGGTTTATTAATGAGGGAGCTACCATTTCTGATGCTGTTGAGAGCATGGCGGAGTTCCATTCAAACATACAGGAACTGATTAGCACCGATTCAACTACATCTGCCGGGGTAGACTTTATAGGCTTAATTAATGAGCTTGCTCAGGCTTCAGACTTGTTTGCAGGCAAGCCGCTCTGGGAGATAATAAATACTTCAGAATCCACCACTTGGGATACAATAAATACTTCAGAAAGTACAGCTTGGAGTACAATAAATAC